ATGAAAATACTCTCTCTGCGTCAGGCGACGCTGCTGATGTTGCCTGCCATTTTGCCGCTGCCGCTGCTGGCGGCGGATAATGACAATACCCTGGTCGTGACGGCCGCTCCGCCGGAAACGGGCCTTAACGAACTCGATACCCCCGCCGCCCTGAGTGTGGTCAGCGGCGACGATATACGTCAGGCGGCACCGCGCGTAAACCTGTCGGAAAACCTCAGCAGCGTGCCGGGTCTACAGATCCAGAACAGACAGAACTATGTACTCCACCTTTAAAAATCATGTCTAATTCTATGTTATCTCTATGGTTTAAGGGCTAATGCAGAATGAGTCATGAAAAATAATGTACTCATTTATGTACTCAATTTATCTTTGATTTTTGAAGTATAATTGGGTGAATTTAACTCTCAGGAGGGAATTGCTATGTGGAAGAAGCCAGCATTTATTGATATGCGCTTAGGTCTGGAAGTAACTCTGTACATTTCTAACCGTTAATGAAGATGCCCGCGAACGTGCGGGCATCTTTCAAATAATTGGCCTGCTGGGTTCATGGACGGACAAAACCTCGGCAGTCACCTTCCCCAGCACGATAACTCCTTCCAGCCCTTCTCCGTCGATCGTCTCACCGTCCTGAGTGATAATCCCTGTCCTGAACAATCTGCCCAACTGGGAATAATCCCCGAACTGAAAGGCCACTTTTTCGCCTGATTTGCCCTGAACCGTCCTGTCGACGATTGCGAATCCGGTTGGCGTCTCGATCATCAGCATGTGAGCCGGGTGAGGCATTAAAATTTTGTTCAGGTCTATTCGGCCTTCAACATAATCCGACGCAGGTGATGGGAATCCCATGTCATATTCCTCCGTTCGGGTTGAACTGACGGTAGGTCTTGGCTTCACCCTCCTGTGTGGAAGCGTCGCGGAATGTCACCGTATTAGCTCTTATCCACTGGTTCGCTTCACGCAGGCTGAAATGCCAGTTAAGTAGCTCCAGTTGTCGAACGAACTCCTGAGTCGTGACGACAACGCCCCGTCCAGGCTCACGCCTCATCGCGTTAATAAAAGCGTCTTTAATTTCGTAATCTCTTGCCATGCTAAATCCTCCCATGATAAATACTGTATGTATAAACAGTAATATCGATCAGTGGATTTGATCAAGTTGAAGTGAGCCACAGATTTGTAAAGGGTCTGATGGAAAAGGATATTTTTGGTTGGCGGCTTCGGCTGGGGGTGACTAACATCAAATTACCCACCCCGTAGCCTGCTCAGAGAGGCGCGGCTGAGTCATTGCCCGGTCGCCGGGCTTTTTTATCCGTCCAGACCGTCGAGGTCTTTGAGCCTTACACCCATAGCTTTGATAATCTCCGACTGTCCGTCGATGATTTTCTGCTGGGCCTGTAGTGCCTGAGCCAGCTTAGCAATCATCGGGATGTGATTAAGATAATATGCCGTGTCATTATTGGGATCAGCCTCAATGTCATAATCATCTGGCAACCCTTTCCCGCTGACACATTCAGGAGATACTTTAACCAGATCATTTGCTATGAAACCAAGCTGCTCAGCTGTCTCAGGAATAATGCCGCGAGCCTTCATTTTAAAATCAGCTGGTCGCCACTCAAGAACTTCCGCAAGAGCCTTGTCAGCGTCTTCACGGTAGGTGATGTCTTTCTTCAGTCCTTTATCTGATGTGCTCGATAGCGTGACATTACCGACCTTGCTGGTATCAACCCATGCCTCAAGCTGTGAGGACGTGTTCCAGAAAAACGAATAGGTGTTAACTCCGTAAGATCCATCACGTCCCTGTTTGCCTGTCATGCCGCGAACATTTTTTAGCACGCTATCGCCAAAATCGACGTTACCGCCCGCACTGGAGCCACGAATAAAGTTCAGATTTGCATCGCTACAGTTAATTCCCCAGAGAGCATTCGCATCGCCATTCCCACGATACAGGTTAATACCACCACTATAGCTGGCACCACCGACGCGCAGACCACCATTGATACGAAATGAAATATTCCCTGTTCCGGCACTGATCTCAATTGCCTGCGACTCTGTGTGAATAATCCTTGCGGTATAGTCGGCTGAAGAATTGTTGAAATGGAAGTCAATATAAGGGGTACTGCCCATTAGCTCTATAGCTGGCGTAGTGAGGGCGCTGGTCATGGCAACAGAACCATCACGTTTAATTAAGCCACCCCATGCCGGACCTGTGTACTGGCTGCCGTCTGGAAGCGTTACTGTCACGTTTCCGGTGCCGCTAAAAATCTGCTGCCAGTTCTGCTTGTCCAAATTGAGGCCGCGAATAGCTCTGGCTGTATCAGCTGCCGTCTGTGCGGGGATACTGACCATTGCACCATTTGGTAACGCAGTCCATGCAACACCCGATGCTGTTGGACCGTTATAAGCCGTAATGAGAGTAACGCCAGTAGCTGAGTTGACGGATTGAACAGCGAGCGTATAGGTCACGCCACCAACGATAGCGATAATAAAATCGTTGGCTTTAAGTTCAGTTGCAAAGGACGTTCCTGAGCCAGTGATAGTTGTGGAGTTGTTCGTTAATGCAATAGTGCCTGCTGGCATAGCTTTCTCCGGGCAATAAAAAACCCGGCAGGGTGTCCGGGTTCATGGAAGATCATTGGTTAAATTGGCTTGAAAATGATTTTTAACGGAACATCTTTTTTGGGGGCATTTTTTGGAAATTTCCAAGTAGACATTTGACGCTTTACTTCGCGGTCAAAAAGGTACTTTGGATGGACATTTAAGATTCTGATATTACTAACACCCCCTTGTCGCGATACGTCGTAAACCAGCTCAACCTCGCCTCCAAACCTGAGTTTCTCTGCTCTATCAGGATAAGTGATTTTGTTCTCTGCGTGTAAACTCGCTGACAGAGCGATTAGCAGCGCCGTTAAAATATGTTTCATATCCACCTCCATTTTCTTATATATCACATCCATATATAATTAATATAAAATCGCAAAAATGATCTTACTGATAGATTATTTTAACTAAGGTTTGAAAATATCCCGTATGGAATACGCATGCCATAAGGTTTCAGCGTGCTAGCCCATGACTGCTGGAGTTGATTTACCCACTGACACTGCAGCGTTCCATTCTGGAATCTGAAGAATGGCCCAGAGAAACCGGTGGCTGATCCATCATCAGAAATATTTCCACCAGGCACTGAGCTCACAAGAATCCATGTATTATCACCTATTGCCTGTGAATAAACAGAATTATCTAAATCAAAGTTGGGCGGGACATCGAAAAACCCCAGAATGCGAGGTATCTTTGCAGCCATAACTGCAGACCACACTAATTGCCCTGCTGAGTTAAGAACGTCTCTGTAGCCACTTTCTACAGGCATATCACTTCGACTACGCGCCATTGAGCCAGCATTGGCAGTCATCCAATCAGGGCCGGTGAAAAACATCTTGGCATTGTTATTTGGCTTGAACCACCGCAAGTTGTCATCTAGTGGGACGCTCGCGTTCGCATGCCCCATATCGGTGGAATTTCCAAGCTGACATGAAATGTTGTAATAACCTACATCAGTTATGCCCGTATAGTTAACCGTATCGCGATAATAAGTACCTTTATAATCTGAATCAATTACAAGCGCCCCGGCAGAGTTAAAAACCTGATATCCACTCATATGAATGCGTACATGTCCAAAGTTAAGGTAACTGCAGCGGTATATGCTGAGAGTTTAAATATGCGATATCCGCCATCATATGCACGAGCAGCAAAATTAGAAGGAGTGAAATAAACAGAGCTTGAAGCTGAAACGACAACAACAAATGCTCCTGATGTCGTCAGCCCCCCAAATGAACCAGTAACTTGATTTGAATTTGCCGCCATGGTGACGGATGTTCTGCCAAGATATCGAGTGTTGTAATCTCCAATATCAACTATAAGCTTCCCATTTGCATCCCAGCATTGAAGGCCACCTGGCATTCATTCTCCTTACCAGAGACCGTCTCTGATGCGTAAAGTGCCATTTGAATCATAGACCTGTCTTAATGTTCCTGTGTCTACAACCCTGCCCGAGCCATTTGCAGCATTTCTCTCAAATGTCCCATCTTTACCCAGCCTCCAGCCAGCTGTCCCGGCAACATAGTTAGTTGACTGGATATACGCAGCGATCATCGCGCTGGTAATTGTCGCATCACCAATAAAAGCTGAGTTGATGATGGTCTGCCCGTTCTGGATGGCAAAGAAGGTTTTCGGCGTCGCGCCAACCTGCGACATTACGGCAAAGCGATCTGCCAGGAATAGAACCTGCGTCTGCATACCGGAAGGGCTGTTCTCAACGCCAATCCCCATACCAGCCGCATACTGGCGACCGTTGCTGTCTACAGCGACTTTTACTGAGTACTGTGCTGATAGCTTGCCATTGGTGTCAGCCAGCGCCGTCGAAGTCTGCTGAATGGCTGCCACGTTGTCACCCACTGCCGCCTGCACCTGCTCAAACTTTTGTGCATAAGCCTGGTCGTTAGTGGCGATGGTCTGCTTAACAATCAGTATGTCGGCACGGTTCTGGTTATTTGCGCCAGCGATTGCCATCTGGTGATCAACCGTTGCATCAAGGTTCAGCGCGTTCTGCAGCATGGCATCAATGTTAGTATCGACTTTGGCGATGAGCTGCTTACCGGCATCCGTTTTCAGAACCTGCTCAGTAATATCGCCCAGCAACGCGGTAGCATCAACACTGCTGGCACCTTCAACAAACTTCGTCCAGTCGCCAGTATTGCCTATGCGGTCCACCAGCCGGGCGCGGTACCAGCGGCGAACGCCTGCGGGCATCGGTCCATGCTGGTAGCTGACGCCGGGATAAGGAACATAAGCCAGAAACTGCGGATTCTGCCCGTCTGCCGTTGTGGCCACCTGAATCTCTGTATAAGAGGTATCACCGGAACCATCAGGAAACGCCCACGTTACGTCAATTGCCCAGACCACATTGTCAGTAGCACGGAGGTTAACCGGCGTGCCCGGCTTACCTGCTTTGCCAATTAGTGAGGTTGAGTCGGCGTATCCCCACGGAGAAGAGACCTCAGCGGCATTAACGGCACGCACGCGGACATCATAAACGCCGGTGTAAATACCCTGAATACTGAAACCCTGTGCGCTGGTCACTGCGACGTTAATCCAGTCGCCTTTGTCCTTACGCCACTGAGCCACGTAGCTGATTGCACCCTCAGCACGGTCCCACGTTACCTGCATTGATGAAACAGACAGCCCCTGCTCAACAAAGCTGACTTCGGTGATTTTGATGTTGGCCGGTGCCTTAAGCACGCTGATGGGCGTGACCGTGATTGGCGCTGGCTCAATGCGTACGCCGTCATCGATGTAGCGGTACTTGTTGGGATCGTGCTGCACGCCGGTAATGGTAAACGTGCCGTCATCATTCCCGGCTACTGAGGTGACGCGGAAATACTGAATTGCCAGAGCATCACTGTCGATAGCCCAGACTGCGCCCGCCACCGGCGTAATGCGAAATGAGGTGTTCACGCTGACCGTTTTCTTATCGGCGCTGATGCTGCCGATTGTGCGGGTCTGCGCGGTGCCGTCCGGCAGGTTCACAAACAGTCTGTCACCTGCAGCGTAATCAACAGCGCGGTCGAGCGTGATGCGAAGACCATTAACCGAACTGATGCGGCCACCGTTCTGCTTACCACTGCGGAACGGGTCCGCTACACCGATAATTTCAGCGGGGATCGGAATGTAACCGTCCAGGCCGACGCCGAATGAAACGGTGCCATCTTTGGCATTAGACAGAATGGCCCAGCGCCCGCGCCGGTGCGCTTCGCTCTGAGACGTGCAGCCAATGGCCGTCAGGCTCATCTCGCGCACATCGTAGCGCTGTACCAGGTCTGAGTCGTAAACGCCTTCAACCGTGTCGGAGTAGTGGTTAACAGGATCGGACCAGCTCACCTGACAGGATGAATAACGGTTCTTGTAGCTGCCTCCAGCATACGTGAACAGGCCGTCAATGACGTTCGCGGCGTGGTAAACGAAATCAACGTCTACGTTGCCGTCTGAATCGACCTGCGGCACGTCTGCATTCACGAAAATCTGACTGTTACCCCAGAACGTGATGCCTCGGAATATCGCCGCAATATCCTTCAGGACGGTGTACGCATCCTGCTGACTCTGGATAAAGACGTTACATGTAAAGCGCGGCTCCGTGCCGCCTGCGCCGTCTGATACAGGCTGGTCGCAGTACTGAGAAATGCTGTACAGCTCCCACTTGTCGATCATCGTGGCATCGACGCGTGTCCCCATACCGAAGATTTTATCCAGCACCAGGTCATAGAAAATCCACGCCGGATTATCGGTGTAAGCGTATTTGAAATCTCCCTGCCATGAACCTGCATAGGTACGTGAAACCGGATCATACGTCGTCGGCACGCGGACCAGTCGCCCTTTTGGCTTACAGCTTACCTTCGGAGCCTGTCCGCTGAACTGGCTGGCATCGACCTCGATATACAGCAGCGCGGTGTTGGGATAGCGAAGTTTGCTGTCGATAACCTCAGCGAATGAGAACACCTTGAAGGCATTAACCAGCTTTGATGATGTCGAGTCAGCAGTGATGCGGCGCACGCGGATAGACCAGCCAGACGTGGCTTTAGGTAAGTCGATGCGATGATCGCGCTGATATTCTGAGGTAGTTTTCCCATTGAAGCTGCCATTAACAACGGTGACCCACGAGCTGCCATCTGTTGACAGGTCAATGGCATACTGCGTCACAGTGCCTACCATGTCGCCGTTATCTTTATACTGATACTGCACCGGCAGGCTCAGCTTAATGCGGACGGCATCGAGAGTCAGATTGGTGAACTGGCGCGTCCAGGCGACAGACTGCGTAACGGCAACGCCCACTGACAGCTCGTTATCGACTTCAGGCATGCCCTGAATATAGGTCTGGTCCTGTGTTCCCCTGCGCCAGTCCCACACGACGCCGGTAAAGTTATAGGTGCCGTCTTCGTTCGCCAGCTGCGTATCGTTCAGGTAAATCTGCTGCGCGGTTAAATCGCCCTGAATCTCACCCTCGGAGATAGCCAGCAGCATTTTTAATTTGGCGATAGACAGCAGATCGTCTGGCTGCTCTACCGGCGTATGGGCGCTGCCGCCGCCACCTTTACTGCCATGAATCACAGCACCTTCGAGAAGTCGCATATTTTACCCATAAAAAAAGTCACCATGAGGTGGCCTGAGAATTACTGATCGAATATCAGGATGTCGCTGATGTACAGTTAAGGATATGTTGAGTATTCAGCCCGTCCATGTTTGAGGCATGGGCGCACATATCAATGAGGGATGGCTGATTACCTCTGGAAAGGAAATTACATGAAATTCAAACTAGAAACTTTAGGCGGTCTATCAAATCATCATGGTGATAACCATAGAATACTAGCCAATTTGAAGGGTGATGATGACTCTAGTCACAGCATTTGGGTTGAAGTTCCTCATGGTCATGCCCAGACTATGACAATTAAACAACTTGAGGAATTGGCTATTCAAAAAGCGCGCGAAAACTTCTCAAAGTGTTAATGGAAATTTGATGTTCAGACTTCTAAATTTGCCAGTTCTACCGCTAAGCTAGAACAATGCGCGTTAAGAGCATCCAAAGCCCGGACAGTTGCTTCATTCTGGGCTTTCATCTCTTCTAAATTCTTTTCTCAAGCTTCGATACGCTGATCTAATGTCATGGTCCTTCTCCAATTATTTATTGCTGATCGCTGGTAAAGCTGCCTGCACTGATGATTGCGCCGCCGATTTCCCGCATCCCGTAAAGCACCGGCACCGGATAGCCCATGGCAACGGTATTGACCGGCGCACCAAACGCATAGTTCGGCTTATTGTCCGTGCTGGATGATGCACCCACGTTAAGCTTTGGCTGCGGAGTCAACATCTGCACGACCCCGCCCAGCAGCATGCTGATACCCATACTGGTGAGCGCGGTGACGGCAAGACCTGCCGCTGTGGTTGTGCCAAGCGCCGCGCCATAGAGTGCCAGTGAGCCACCCGCGGTGAAGAATGCGGCCACAATCGCGACGGCACCGATGATGATCTGCAGCGTGCCTCCCCGCTTTGAACCTTCCAGAACAGGCTCCATCTGAAACTCGGTCGCCGCTGAGGACATATCGAATTCCTGCAGCCCGATATTGTCTTTGCCGCTGAAGAAGGCGAACCGGATGTGGTTGAGGTGGGCATTTGACACATACTTTTTAAAACCCGGCACCTGTGAGCACATTGCACGCAGCAACTCACGTAAATCAGCAACGTGGAACTGGTGAACCGGGCCAAACATTTTTGCGATCCGGCCTTTGAGTCGCATCGTTTTAAGCATTCATCAGCTCCTTTCGGCGCACGATACGCACGGTACGGTTACGCCAGTATTCGCCGTAGGGCACCCGTGTAGACAGGCTCCCGGCGTTATGATGAAGAATGATATTGTTGCCCAGATAGATTGCGGCGTGATTTGTTACCGGGGCGCTGATGCGCATCATAATCATGTCGCCCTCACGCATCTCCGCTGGCTCAACCTCCACAAACCCCTCTGACTGCCAGTTGTCGTCATAGAGGCTTTCTTTGCCGTTTACCCACCACTCATAGTCAACAGACCAGTTCTTAAGGGTGATGCCGTGCTCACGCTGGTACCAGTCCATGATGAGCGTCCAGCAGTCATTGCCGCCAATCAGCCACGGGCGGCCAGTGTAGTCGCGGTCAGTGCGCGGACTGATGGTGCAGAAGTCGCCGTCCGGCCACGACATGATGCCCCACTCCACGCCTGAGAAGTCGCACTGAACCCGGTCATGCTCTGACGGGATAAGCTGCGGCACGTCCGGGTGAGAATGGATAACCATCAGAATGTCGCCCTGTGCCTCTGCTGCCCGCTTATCCTCCGGCGACAGCGTGAAATGCTCGGTCGGCGCGTCAGCGATATTCCGGCAGGGGATGTAGTTCTGGGTCCGGCCTGACTGGATGACCAGCCCGCATGCCTCTTTCGGGTATTCGGCGGCTACATGCTCGCGTATCGCCTCAAGAATTTTTTTACGCATCGTCATTTACCCTGAAGATTTGCTGCCGGGAAGCCGCCGAACGGCAATGGCTGGTCTTCGCCAAATCGTGCTTTGCAGTCAGCCATACGCCCGCCGCAGACATCTTTTGACGGGTCATTGGTCGCCGTGCCGTCTTTGGTAAAATACCGATTGCCTGCGTAATCGCATCCTGTGCCGGTGCGGTACCAGCCACGCATGCACCAGGTGCAGACCGGCGTAATCTGGCGCGATGGAAGCTGCAGGCTCTGGATATCAAACGGAGAGCAGAGTTCAAAATCCACCTGAGCACGCGTCTCGGAAGTCTTCGCATTCACGTAAAACAGCTGAACGCGTTCCTCCTGCGGATTGGCGTTTGGGTTACCCGCCGTCCAGTTTGCCGCATCGAGATACTTTGCGAGCGTGGTGTGGATGCGCACCTTCGCCTTAACCATGTCGTCAAACTGCAGGCAGAGCGCAGTCACATAGTTGCCCACGTTGCCGACTGAAAGCTTTGGCGTCGGCTGTGAGCCGGTGCTGCTCATCTCCATGCCGCTCAGCTCATACGGATGCGGGTCGTACTCATTGCCCTGCCAGATGATGGACGGCAGGTTTTCCGCTGCATATGACTGCCAGCCTTCGGTCGGCAGGTTATACGCATGAAAGCGCAGCACGGTATCAAGGCCGAAGGCCGTGCCATCAATCTCAATCAGCTGGACCAGACTCCCCGGCTCCAGCGCCTGAATGTCCTGGTTAAAACTCATTTTTCACCCAATAAAAAAGAGCGCATCAGCGCCCTGTTGTTATCGTGACATGTCACGGTGCGAAAGCTTGTTCAAAGGTAAAACTGATTTCCACGAAATTGCCGTTGATGAAGTCGGGCCGGATTGAATCAGACTTAACGCGATAAAGCTTTTTCTCTCCCCACGGATTGACCCACCAGCAGGAGGCGGTGACGTGTGCTTTGAGAAAAGCCCTTACGGTCGCCATTTCTGCTTTGCTGCCGCTGCAGGTTACCGGCCATGACTCGCGCTGATCGTTAATCCCGACACCGGCCACCTGCTTATATCCGTCACCGAACTGGGCCTGAAGCGTGGCAACGTTGATCTCCTCCGTCGCTCCTGTTCTGACGCACCAGCTAAAAGTATCAGTCGCCATTTTTCACCATCAATGTTATCCGCCACGGTAAAGTATGCCGCCAGGCAGTATCTCTTTCTTAAGACGGTCCGAAAGTACAGTCTGGATCATGCTCTGCAGCTGTCGCGCAGTATTGGCCGTATTGGCACTACTGGTTTCTCCGGCCCCGCCACCCTCAACTGTGACTGGTGCGTTTACAGAAATAGATGTACCGCTGCTGCCACCGCCATTACCTATCGCACGCACACCAAGCGAGCCATCTGCTGCACGCGTCAACGGCATAATCGCTTCGGGACCCGCCTCGCCCATCAGACCAGCACCTTTAGCGAAGGCAAACAGCGTCGGAGAACTGACAACCGATCCGCTGTACTGGCTCAGGTCATGGGACTCATACACGCCCCCTTTGGCGTTAAGCGTCAGGTTGTTGTATGAACCACTACTGAATGAGTTATTCGCTGTGCCACCGCCAGCCGATGCAGCGCCAACCGCAGCGCCACCGACTGAACTGACAATGCCACTCACCAGATTGACCGCGGCCATCTGCAGAGCGACTTTAGCGATCATGCTGAGTACCGAAGAAGCCCAGTCTTTCCAGCTGGCTTTATTCCCCATCAGCATGGATGAAACGTTATCCAGAGCACTATCCATAGAGCTGCTGACGACGCTTGCCGCTGAGGCTGAATAATTGGATGAAGTGTCCAGCCAGTTAGCCAGACCGTCACTCACGCCGCACATCCAGTCTGTCTGCATGGCATCCATGCTTTTGTAATAGTCTTCCTGAATTTTCAGGCGGTCGCTCATGGCGCTGCTGATAGCGCTGGTTTCACGTTCATAGAGGGATTTGGTGATATCACCAGATTGATACTGCGTCTGAAGTTCACGCTGCTGATCGAGGTATTCCCGCTCAATGCTCAGGCGCTCCTTCATGCGCTGGCGCTCTTTATCGCCCTCACCGGCCCCCTGAACGTCAATATTCAGCGATGATTTTGCGTTGCTGTTCTGCGCTTGCAGGTTGGCAATGAATGCCGCTATTTTGGCATTTTCCTCATTCGCCTTTTTGACCGCATTCAGCCGGTCAACTTCCTGCGTCAGAAATTCCAGTCGCTTCTGCTGTGTGGCGTTAAGCCCCTGCAGTTTGCCGTCAGCAATATCAAACTGAAGTTTCTGCTGTTCGGTCACCACAGCCGTCTTTTTGCCGGTTGTGTCAATCAGCTCAATCTGGCGCATATAACCGCGCTCAGTAGCCTTGAAAGCAGACTCCAGCTTTGCAGCTGAAGTGTCTTTCTTCACCTTCGCCGGCTTGCCGTTTGTTTCGCCCTTATCAAGTCCGAAGTTCAGTAGTGAAGAAGCAGTTCCCGGTGTGACGTCAGGCGACACTTTGATGTCTTTAGGCTGCTTATTCAGTTCTGCCAGGCGTCCGGTAAGCGTGGCGATTTCGTCAGATACCGCTTTAACACTGTCGTCCTTGCCCATAATCCAGCCCAGAAAGGTCTGGCTGCCATCGTACATCCCGTTGCCGCGACCTTTTGTCGTGCTGTTCAGGTAGTCAATGCGGGCCTGAATCTGGTCCGGGTTATCCATATCCACGCGATTACCCAGCGCGGCCATTCTGTTACCGGAAGCGGACGCCAGTTTACCTGCGCCCGCCGCAGCCTTAATCAGCCATCCGGCAAGCTGTGCCACTTGGCTGACCAGGTCAGCGATGCCCTGCAGAACCTGCGGATCGGTCAGCACATCATGAATATCTGAGAGAGAGTTATTCAGCGGGCTGAGGTCAACGTGCGCCAGCCCGGCAGCGATCTCCATCTTCAGCCCTTTTACCTGCGCCTCCATATTCTGAAACAGGGTGTTGACCTTAATCAGATCATCAATGGATTGCGGGTCAGGCGCGACACCATAATCTTTCGCCAGCTGAATAAACTGAGTTAGCTTTGCATTGTTGTTGTCGAATAGCGGAAGAAGTTTTGAAAGGTCATTGCCCAGGCTTTCGAGGATTGTTACTTTGCCTGCGTTGGTGCTGATTTTACCCAGCGCTTCGCCAATCGCCAGCAGCTGCTTGTCGGGTGATACCTTCGACAATTTATCGGCAGACAGGCCAAGCGAGTTAAGTGCATCAACGGCCTCACCTGACTTATTCAGAACCGCGTCACCGATTTTGTCGCTGAGGTCTTTAAAAATATCCGCCATGTTGTCGCCGGCGACACCGGCTTTCTCAGCTGCGAACTGCCACGCCAGCAACTCCTGAGTGGAAATCTTCAGCGACTTCGCCCACTGGTCTGTGGCGTTTACCTGTTCAGACGTTGATTTAAGCAAAGCGAAACCGGCCGTGCCTGCCGCAAGCGCTGCCGCCTGAACCGCGCCGCCCACCGAGAGCAGTGCGGCAGAGCTGGCAGCGGCGTCCTTCTTGACCTGCTTAGCCCACTTTTCAGAGGCACGCTCAGCCTTGTCCATACCTGAAACGAAGCCGCCCACTTTTGCAATCAGGTCAATCGTCAGCGTGCCAAGTGACTTACTGGCCATATCATCTCCAAAAAAAAACCCGCCGAAGCGGGTTTGACTAAGCATCAATCAGTTATTTATTTTTGGGACTCGCGTAACCTTCTAAGTCGAACTTAAACTGTTTAGCGCCTGCCTGATAAAACTCAGCTTCAATAATTACTTTTTTGTGGGAGCTAAGATTTTTGATAAATGATGAGGACTGATCGAAGAAAATAACGTCCGAATTGCCGTTACCAGATTCTGACATTGAGAACTTTTGAATTTTCTCCCCATCAAACTTAACGGATACATGACAATCGTTAAAAGAATTGCATGAAAATTGACCTTTACTTATTACCAGAAGTGCTTCACTTGGTTGTAGATCTTCTGGTTTCTGCCCTTCTTTCAGCTCCGTTTTTTTCGAACGTAAGACAATGGCCATTTTCGAGCCACCATTATATGGAAACTCAAACTCAACGGCGTTATCAGATTCAGTTTGAATGAATTTTTGCGCTGTTCCACGCATCTCATCGTTATTGTAAGTAGTAATCCAGTCAGCGGCAGCCGCTGAAAACGAACTCATCACAATCGCGGAGAAGATTGTTAACTTGATAGCCTTCATTTAGCAACCTCTTGTTTTATTACTACTTCCTGAGGTTTTAATTGCTGTATAGCACGGCAAATGCAATATGGAATAACAGCCCATGCCATTCCCATAGCTGCGCCTGCTGCTTGCTGAGGTGCACTATCAGCTGCAAAAACCATAATAACGCCTTGAATGAATCCAATCACTGAACAAACAATTGATGCTTTCCACATACCAATGTCCTTATTCCCAAAAGTTAGGAATAATCCTAAAGAAAATTTTGACATATGTGAAGCATTTATCATTCAGCATTTACTGATTATCCGTTATCCCCAGCTGGTCATGGCTTCATTGAGTGAAATCGGCTCATCAGCAACAGTGACTTTTGTGAAGTGCAGCGTGAAGTCGGTCGGGCTGAACGGCGGCGTTCTTGCTTCACGGTTCACGTTAGCAATGGTACTTGCCACCACCCCTGCGCTCCACTCGGTGCGCATCATGGGGTTCAGGCTTCCGTAGCGTTCCCGGTATCTTGCCCAGAGCTGCGACTCTTTGAAGGTGATCGTCTCACGCGCTTCTTCGATGGTGCGTCCACCGATGCCGTTGAGGACGAGCTCGCACCAGAATTCGTCTTCAGCGCTGAGCTCGAAGTCTTTCCCAGGTCGTTAACTTCCTGAATGGCCACCAGCAGTGCAATGGTCAGCGCACCGTCGAGAGAGCCACGATCCGGGTCAGCTTCGCCGGTGATGTCAGCCGGGGTGAAAACGGGCTTGCCGAATTCATCACAGATTGATGCTGCGATGCGGCCTGCCACACCATCAACTTTGCCACCCATAGCCAGCACATCAGATGTGGCGGTGTGATAGCCCATCGGACGCACATACACGGTCGCGGTAAACTCTTTGTCGCCCTGCTTCCAGCTGATTTCTTTTTCGACCGGACGCCCGGTAAAGGCACCGGCGGTTTTCAGCGTATCGAGTGTCAATTTCATCGTTTATTCCGTTAATAAATCAGGGGCAAAATCGCCCCTGAAATCAGGCAGAAGCAGCGGCTCTAGGCACCCATACAGCAGAGCCAGAACGCTGAATGGAAGCAGAAGAAGAGACGACCGTGTTGGCAGCGAAATCAAAAGGGAAGTCGGAAACATAACCTTTAAACACAAACCATGTGCGGCTGTCAGGCAACGTCAGCCCATCTACTGCACCAGCAGCGCCATTAGCAGCGGCAGCTGGCGAAGCGGTTCCATCTGACCAGCCGATAGCAAAGGTCAGGTCCTGATCATCTTCAGCATCAGAAATAGACAGGTTATAAAGCATGATGTGACTGGTGTTTTTCGGGTCCGCATTCAGCGTCAGGGATGCCGCTCCCGGCGTGCGCAGACCACGCTTATAGGTCCGATCGAGCCGCTCAGAAAGGCAGGTATCTTCAATCTGGTCGGCAGGGTTACTGCCGGGTGAAAATGCAGTAATACACTCAATTTCGCTCACCGCGCCTTTTGCGAGCACAAAAAGCTGTGTGCCTTGCGTCAGTACAGACATTGTTATCTCCGGTTATAAAAAAACCGGCACATGGCCGGTGGGTGAATAGTTCAGTTAGCGCGGCACTATCCAGTCAACATCGAATGAATAGCGATATCGCCTGGTTGAATTGTCGCGGGTTTGATCGCCCCATCGGGTGATGTAGGCGTGGGACTCGATGGCATCACGCAATGCTGCGGCCACAGCAATTACTTCTTCAGGTGTGTCAGCATAAACATCGACCTGGAGCGTGAACGTATCCGCATCGGGTCGCTGAGACAGGTAATTCTCCGGCTCACCAGTAATGTTCTGCCATACAGCATAGGGATAAATAACATCGTCATCCTGCTGACCAAAGGGATAAAGGCGCAGGCTTTCACCGCCAATCAGGGAATTAACTTTAGGACTGGCGCTACATACGGGAAAAATGGGTGCTATCACGGTGACTGTCCTTTCTTGCGGGCGCGTTTAATTGCCCGGTCAATTGCCAGTTCGTACTCGGTGCCAAAAGTATTAACGACCTGATCGATACTGCTTTCGGCAGCCGGACGCATGAATGGCTGCGCCTTCATTTTTTCCGTGCCGAACTCAAGCAGGCGCCAGTGGGGAGTAGGTGCATTCACACTTTTGTCGGGATGTTTTTGCAGAACCGCGCCGTGCGCAACGCCAATGCGAAACCCAAGGTTTCCCGTCTGTTTGAACAGCCTTCCGTTCCAGCGAAGCGCAACGTTATTCGCGATACTTCTGCCCGTTGACATATCGTCCAGCTGCCGGGCGTTGGCTCTGGCTTTGTCAGCAATAACATTTCCGGCACGACGCAGTGCGGCCCTGCCACCTTTTCGCCTGAGGTCATCGCTGATTTCACTCAGCTTGCCCAGCAGAGAATCCATGCCCGCCAGGTTAAAATCAACGCCATCAGCCATCATTGACGCCCTCTGAACACGGAAGCGTCAGGTAATCACGACCGCTTTTATCGTCAGCCAGAACACCTTCAATGTTAAAGATTTTCCCGACGTAAACGATGCGATGCTTTGGAGTCACATCGCTTCGAAAGCGAATGGTGATACGTGTGGTCACTTCACTTTGTGTGGCCTGTGCCGCGACAAACTCCCGAGCAGACAGCGGGGCAACCTCCGCCCACAGCTTTGCTATTTCCTGCCAGGAATTAACGACTGCTCCCGTTGAAGGGTTCTGGGTTTTGACGGGTTTCTGAAGCGAGACGCGATGACGTAATTTTCCGGCCTGCATAATTACCCCTTAGCCGCCCCGCTAAGATACGTCTGCGCTGGCATATCATCGTCAGAAACGTCAATGACTGACTGATAAACGACGGCAGCAAGTGCCTCATTTGATTCAGCCAGGCGGTTTATTGCTTCGCTCTGAGACCTCATCCCCTCCGCTACCTGATGAAGACTCTCTGCCAGCTTCTCCAGCGTGATCGCCAGCAGACTTTCCTGTAATTCTTTCATTAGCGAGTGCCACCATTTTTTTAAGCCATTCGCGGCGCTTCTGGCACCCTGAACAGGCCATCAGTGCCACTTACGGTGCCGGTATAACAACGCCTCCACGCCAAACGGGATTTCAGACTGGCTCTGCCCGCCTGCCTCACGGTTTGCATAGTAGTGACCGATAAGCAGCAGCATCGCCTGCCATATACCTGAAGAAAAAAGAACCTCTCGCCGAGGCTCTTCGTTCTCTTCAGGAGGCGTAAGCTGTACAACCAGAGTGCCATCACAGTAATGCTCGACAAAGTCAACTGACGCTGCGGCATAACCCTTAATCAGGTCATCTTCATCGTCGTGATCAACTCTGAGGTGCGTCTTTATCTGCGCCATCTGCTGCGGGCTTATTTCCACCTTTGACCACCTTTTTTGCAGGTCTGGAGGAATTCTCGTCTGATGAGGCATCTTCCAGCGCTTCAGCCAGGTGCAACCCGATAAGAGCCTCACCGATTTCTTTTTTAACCACCTTAATCTCGCCCTGAGAAACAGTGCCGAGATGGAAGTGTGAGAACATACGCAAGGCTTTAATCTTCATGTCTGTAAACGCGGCCATTGCTGACCGCGCCCTCCAGTTATGCGCCGCCAGCGGCAACGGTAATATCGCCGGTCACAATGGCGGCAGGACGGTAGTGCGCAAGCGCCAGACGCTCTTCACACAGGATGGTCAGCATATTTTTCACGAAGTTATCGCGATCCTGATTGCTGATTTCAACGGTAGCGTCCATGCGGTCCCACACCTGAGAAGCCAGGCCAAACGCACCAACCGTGAACTTACCTGCTGCCTGAGCGGTCGTTGAAACAACCGGCAGACCCCACAGCACTTTCGAAGCGAAAGCCTGCGGACCGCCGAGAATGTAGTTGCCGTTGGCATCCTTCAGCAGCGCGATGCGGTGCCAGTCAGCCGGGTTAAGTACAATACCGTCCGCTTCAAACTCGCTCAGCGACACCTGATAGATAGCATGTGCCAGAACGTCAGCCCCGGTGTCACCGGTGGCATTGAGTGCCGCTTCGTAGTCGTTAGCGACCACGTTCAGACCCTGAAGATTGTCACCGGTGCCGTCACCGTTGAGCATCTGGTTCTCTTCCACCAGCGCCAGACCGTACATCATGCGGGAGTTGATGTAAGACTGCAGGGCTGGCGCGTCATCCATAATCTGACGTGATGCCTGAATCCAGTGCGCGATGGTTTTCACGTTCGCGGTTTCTTTAGTGAAGGTGATGTTGCTCTCAGGCTTCAGCGTACCTTCAGCTACCGGCGCAGCCGCATTGGTGAATACGTTCTCACGGACATATTCAAGGGCGTTGCTGGAGATGCGGCCCTGAGACAGCAGGTCACGAACAGTCAGACGGCGCAGGCCAGGCATAAGAATGCCCGGATTCTGCTGTGGCAGAACGAGGCTACCGGCAGAGGTGCTGCCGGAACCGATCGCCTTGTCAAAGCTGGTCACTTTTGCTTTGGTACGTGAGCCATCCCAGCCTTTGATCAGGTCTTCAGAGACACGCTCGGCAAATGACTTCTGAGCGGTCTGATCAGGTGAGTTGCCTGCCAGCTTCTGCTCAAGATCAAAAAGGCGGGTGCCAGTAGTCTTCAGCTCGTCCTGTGCTTTTGCAAGGTCAGTCTGAAGCTGCTGGTTAATCTGGCCGTTTTCGTTGATGGATTTACGCTGTTCTTCGATGAGCTGTTTCACTTCTTTTTGTGAATTCTCAATCGCTTTTTCAAGAGTGGATAATTCAGACATGTAATGCTCCGTTATGCGTTCCGCAGGTTAGCGGCAAAGGAAGTTATGCGCTGTGCAAGCGCGTCAATGTCGCCGCTATCGGACTCGCTCCGACCTGCGGACTTAACACTGGCAAGAAATGCCTGTGCTTCTGCACGCGAAAGCCCTGCTGAATCCCTCAGGAAAGCTTCCGCGTCTCGAATGGTTTTGATTGTTTCGATGCTCTTCATGGCAGACACGCCAGCAAGCTCGTTAGCCGGGAAGGTGCAGACGCTAATCTCCCGTAAATAGGAGATGTTTTTAAAGATCATTCCCGTAGTACCGATGCTGTAATCGTCTTTTGATACGGAAAATCCGACTGACATACCTTCAACGGTGCCGTGCTGCATCGCGGCTTTAAGATCAGATGAAGCGCTCAGGCCAGGCGTTAACTGACCTCTGACATAAAGCCCTTTTTCATCCTCTTCCAGCGTCTCCCACTTACCAACCGGCACTTCAAAAGTGCGGTGATTGAAGAACATCGCCACCTTGCGGCTTTGCGTGGCCAGCGTGTTTTTGAAAGCGCCGGGAAGAATAATGTCGCCGTCAGAATCAGTGTTGTTAAACACAGAGGCGTAGCCTTCAAAAATTCCCTGACTGCCATCGCCTGCAAATTTGATTTCCGCCTGGTTAAAGGACAGCGTTTTCTGAATGTCCGGCATTTAAGCCCCCATAAAAATTAAGCCCCGTCAGTGCGGGGCTTAGTGTTTGTGCCGAGGTCGGTAATGGGTATATTTTGTGACTGGCGGGTTGCCACATCACCGCCCGGGAGAGGCGGCAGGTTGTCCAGCCTTCGAACTTCGTTCACCGTGCGGATGCCGGTATTAACCATGATCTGCATGAAGGTGGCGCGACTGGCAGAATCACCGCGTAGCAGGCCATCCAGATTGTGCTCGGCATGAATCCTGCCCTGCTCAGCATCTTTGACCAGCCATCGCTCAATACTGTATTCCCAGCGATCCAGATAGGGTTTCAGCGTGTACTGCAGAAACCCCAGATTCTGCTGCTCAATCCCGCTGCCCCACGAGGTGGATTTATCAACATCCCCGACCAGATGCGGGGGAACGCCGTAAAATCGCGCCAGCTCTGCAACCTGAAACTTACGTGCCGCCAGAATTTCTGAGTCCTGAGGAGAAACGCCAATTGACTGAGTGGTAAAGCCGCTTTCCAGAATCCAGAGACGCTTTTTAACCGGGCCACCAGCGATCTCTTTGAAGTTTTCCTCCAGCTGCCCACGCTGCTCTTTGGTCAGCACCTTTCCGTCAGTCATCAGTATCTGCGGAGACTTGGCACCGTTGGCGAAGAACTCACGCTGATTATCTTCCATCGCTATTGCAACGCCGGCCGATTTCGCACTGAAGGCCAGAGGCGACAGGCCAACCAGACCATTGAAGCCAAAACCTTTCAGATGGAAGATTTCTTTAGTCCTGAACTCGGCATATTCACTGTCACGCTTGTAGCGGTAAATAACGGTTTTACCGTTATCGCTCAGACGAACATCCATATTGGCACTCATCAGCGGAACCATGCTGATCACATCGCCCACGCTGTTTCGCTCAACATGAGCGTATGCATTTCCATACGCGCAGAGCTGCATTGTCATGGCCTCGCGAAACTCAAGCGCCGTCATGAAGTTGTTGGGCCTGAATCTCAGCAGTCTCGCCAGCGGGTTGTCATTTCCAACCTTCTTTCGCTGGTCGCTCACCGTTTCGAACACGTCCAGAGGGAGGGATGCCGTGACTGTGGAAATTAAGCGGATGCAGGCCCACACGGTGCTGATCTGCATATTGCGTTCGTCGGTAACAACAGAATCCCCCACCACGCCGTGTGCGGACGTTCCTGCCATCTGTGAACCACTATCTGGCGTCACCAGGCGTCCACCGGTCAGGATAGAAGCCATACGCGCCCAGAAAGGCGACCGCGTTCGCAGGTCAATGCTGTAATCGGTATCTGCCATTTTAAACGCTCAAAAAGTTATAGATGAAGTCGTCAACGTCGCCCTGCTCCTCCACCTCATCACTGTTCTGCGCACCAATCGACATCGCCAGCGCAACCATGCCATCTATTCTTCCGCTGGATTTACCCTTTACAAACTTGCGATTGCCTGCGGGATCGGTGATGACAGTTGCGTTTTTGGCGCACATTTCCAGAATGGGGTGGTTACCATGCTTCAGCTGAGCGCCAAGAAGTTTTGTTTCCAGTTCGCGCAGCGCAGGAGACATAGAAACAAACCCCTGACCAAACTCCACAAATCGCTCAAGTTCAGCTTCGGTAAACCCGGCGTCAATCAGGTGCGGTCGAAGGAAGCGCATGTTATAGCGGTCAAAAGCGATTGCCCTGACGTTGCAGTTGTCAAAAAGCTTTCTCAGCTCTTTTGCGATAAAGGCATACTCAATAGCCTTGCCAGGAGTCGTATTCAGATAGCCCTGTTTCGCCCATATATCGTATGGCACACGGTCGTTTCGGGCCTTGTCAGCCAGCCCTTCAGCAGGGAGCCAGAATTTACTGTGAACATCACCTTTTGCAGAAGTCAGCACCAGCGCCGTCAGGTCAGACACGCTCGACAGGTCCAGACCGCCCCAGACGGTGACACCGTTCAGATCGTCCGGCTCTTCTTTATTCATGTGCCAGACGGTCTGGCTGACGAACGGGCTTTTAGCCTCAACACGCCGGTTGAGAACAAGGTTTTCAAACTCAGCCTGTCTTGACGGCAGGCGTTTGGCACTTGCGGCCATGTCCAGCACTTCCTGCTGATTCATGAAGACATCAAAGGCAGGATTGGCTAAACGGATTGCCTCAACTGAGAACGGATCAATATCTTCGGGCGCGGTATCCATCCTGACCACAGTCCGCGGGTCAGCGCCGGTCAGTCCGTCATCAATCAGCAGGCTGAGCAGGTCACTGGCGTCAGGTGCCTGCGTACTGATAATGATGGAGATGGGGTTTTCCTGGGCTGCTGTCGCGGTTTCCAGAGCCTCATACAATGGATCACGCGGACCTCGAACCTGACCCAGCTCATCATGGGCAACGAAACGCGGCGAAAAACCATATGCCGTGGTGGCCTCTGCGCTCAGTGCTCGGTAGTAAGAACCCAGGTCCGGGCAGTGAATCTCTTTTGCTGAATCTTTTATGGCAACGTACTGCATGAGCACTGGGTTCATGCGACACATTTTTGATGCCAGATTGAACAGGATTGCTGCCTGATCGCGGGAGCGGGCTGCTGAATAAAGCTGTGAGTTGTGCGCCGCCTCCGGTCCTACCAGGTAGAGCAGCATCAGCATGGCGGTTTCAACAGTTTTGGCGTTCTTACGCCCCCTGGTGATAATGCCGCGCCGGGTACCATGCACGTTGTCAAAAATCGCCCTGAAGTCATCTTTCATAAACGGAGCCATCTTCAGCGGCTGCCCAACAAACTTACCTTCAGGGATCAGGATGTGCTTTTCGCACCAGGCAATATTTCGTTCAGCTCTTGTCAGAGTTTTTTTAACCATCAGCTAAGAGCCTCAGTCAATCTCCCAGGGCTTTTTATCACGCGCAAGATTGTTGTTTGCGCGGCCCACCGTTTTCGGATCGGCGGTTGCCTGCCGGGTAATTCTGAGTCGGGTTGCCAGTGATGATGCAGAACGGACTTCCCGCTCACGCATGGTGAGCAGTTTGTCATAGCGCTTCAGCCCGTCCTCGCGCGACAGCCAGCTCAGCTCAAATTCTTCAATTTGCATTGTCAGCAATCGTGACTGGACAACATGACGACAGTACATCTCCATCATGTCGCGGTGTGTTTCTGTAAAGGAAGTTGCCGGGTTGTCATTCACCAGCCGGACCCACACGCTAATCTCGGGATCGCTGAGATGAATAGACGGCTGCAACCTGCTTTCAGCCAGAGCTGGCAGCGAGACAGCAGACGTCGCAGCCAGAGACTTTCTGCCTCGCTGTGCCATTACTTTTTCCTTTTTTTCTGGACGTTTTTAAAAAAGAAACTGAGGGCGCGGTCTTTAAGATTTTGCTGCCAGAGTTTTATCCCTCCCCCCCTTGGCCGGCATTTCCACAAATGATAATCGTTCTCACTTGCTGACTGGCGCTCCAAAATGGTGCGCCATAAAGCATCAAATGATACTGATTCTCATTTCTCGATGATTTGCAGGTTTTCACGTGACAGGCTGGAAGGCACCAGACTTTTGCCGATACCAATCGGAATCGACATGCTGACCGATGGCATGGTTTCGCCCACCTCATGACTGAACCCGATGGCTGTAACCGAATTGAACTGAATGCCGTCGATACTGAACTCAATCAGCTTACCGTCTCTATATTCAATCTTGAGGTCTTTCATTCATTTTTTCCTTTACCATATAACGCGGCCATCATCGTCGAACTCAGTCACTGTTCCGCCCTTCTCTAGGCGTTGCTTCACGGAGTCATGACAGCGCTTGCAAAGTGACTGCAGATTGTCGGGATCGTGGAACAACGCATCATCGCCTTTATGTGGCGTGATGTGGTCAACAATAGAAGCTGAAATAACCTGATTGCGATTGAGGTGGAACTCACATAGCGGTTGCTTCTGTAGCTGATGATAACGAAGTCGATACCAGCGCTTAGTGTTATAGAGGTTATGCCAGGGTGAATTTGATGCCATATCCTCTCCGAAATTTCATACGTCAAAAAGGTCTATTGACTTCAGCCATTTTTCTCTTAGATTTTCTGTACATCGAATCAAACTTGATTCTTGCTCTTTCGCGGTTCAATTGCTTAAGACTTCTCAATATTGCACCCTTTGGATTCCAATCTTCATGATTAGGAATTTTAAATTTCTCCCTCAATTCTTCGGCAAGATATGATGCCTTAAGACCTATGTTCGCAAATTCTCGACGTCGCAAATCGTAGTATTCGTCTAAGTCGTGATAACCAAAGCTTGGCGAGTTAACATGCTCGCTCAATACATTTTTCGATTTGGTTATATCAATGTTGATACCTATGAGCCGATAAAGCATTAAAGGTTTAAGAAACTTATGTTCGCCTTTGATTGATGTGATATCAAAAAATGGCAGTTGCACCTGATCTTGATATTCTTCTAGGCTTGGAGGCGGATACATTGTGTCATATCCAACATCCCAAGCTACCGCGCCACAGCGGGCAACAAACTCATCTAGTAAAAATATCAACTGAACGATTAGATAACTTTCTTCTGTCTTCCTTTTCTTCCAATCAAAATAAAACTCTTTTATTACATTGACAGAGAGTGGGATTGCGATAGCTAATGACGCACCGATGAAAGAATATAGCTTCTCAGGGCTATCAATAAAACTTGACAAGGCTGACATCTGATTTTTCCGCTAGTTATTTTCGCAGAATAATCTCAACTAATTCAAAATTAGACAAGTTTCAAAATCTAAAATCTTTTGATTTTGCTTCAAGCGTTCTGATTGCCGCACGGTCGATATTGCACTGCCCCAAAGCGCCATATAACTCAGCGTTGAGGCTTACGCTGTCACCGAAGGTCATATCCTGTGACGGTGCTGGCACGTCAATCTGACTGGTGAGTTCAGCCGGAAAGCTTAGCTGCGGCTGCTTTACTGTCCGGTACTCCACCAGCGGCTTTTGCTGCGTCACGCAGCCGGTCAGCAGCATCAGGGGGAACAGGAGCAACAGCACACTTGTCCGCCGCAAGGTAACGCTTAATTTCATTCTGTAGTTTCCGGTTCTGCTGGGCTGTTACGGCACGTTGCTCTGTGACCTGACTCATCACATCATTCTGCTGCTTAACGGCTGTCACCAGCTCAGTGACGCTTGATGCCAGTCCATCGTTTTTGGAGCGGAGGTCGTTAATCTGCTCATCTTTGCTATTTGCCAGCTTCTCAAGCCTGTCATTCGTTGCCCTCAGCTGTGAGTTACTGGCGTTCAGTCCCCACAGCGCAACGCAGATAAGGCCAATGATGACCAGGCCTGAATTGTTTCGGATAAAGCCGATTACGTTGAACATAGAATCCCCTTAGATTTTGATAAGCGGGATTTCCGGTCGTCCAGACCATTGGTGCCACCGTTAATGATTCTGGTGATGCGGTTAACATCATCAGAGTCAGCCAGTTCGTTTAGGCCGTTATTCTTCCACCATGCCGCCGCAGACATCGCCGCAAAGCGATAGCCCAGCAACAAATCAGGATTCGCCACCACATCAGCGCCAAGCTGTTTAACTAGGGCTGCATAGTTCGCCTTGCCGGTAATCTGAATCAAACCCCGACCGCGATAGCGGTAACCATCACCCGAAGCCACATCACCATTACCATTACGGTTTGCGTAAATGATGCTGGCGATCATCTCCTGGTTTGCTGCATGCATCGCATTACGACCATAGGCGCGGGCCTGTTCTGCAGTGATGCGCTTACCAAACATGGCAGTCAGCGCGTTCTCGCTGTAGTTCACCCCCTCTTCCACCTTCATGAACCCGGCTGATTCATGCCCTGTCTGTGCCAGAAAGTGAGCCTGACGTAATGGCGTTCTTATCTGGAACGCTGAGAGGCTTGCCGCTATATGAGGAAACCATGCATCACGCAGCGCATTACTCACGCCGGTAGCTTGCTGAAAACTATTGGCTGTCAGCATTACTGTCTCCCAATCGCTTATCTATCTGGCGGCGTACCTTCGTAGACACGTAGTCAACACCGAGGAAGCCAAGGAAGACCGCAGCAACCCGCGTAATGTCTTCACTGAAGTGCCAGTTGAACACTGAACCAATTACCTGCAGGCTTGGCTGAAGGAAGAAGGCGAAGACGCTGCACATCGCTGCATCAAGCAGACGGCGCGACCATGCATCTTTCCCAACGTATGTGGCTCTAAGAATCGCCATGACTCCGGCAAGACCCGCATAGCCGGTTTCGTTTTTGTGGGCGTAAAGCCAGGCAATCAGGCTTGCACAGAACCCAACGTCTTTGTCCGGCATGCGTTTCATCCTCACCTCCGTTGATTGGCAGGTGCTGTCGGTAGTCATAAGAAAATTGCGCAACACCACGGTGTCAAAAGTGTGTGTGGAGACTGATTGGCGTGCGCAAAAACGAAAAAGGCCCACCGTAGTGAGCCTTTGAATTGGATGTATTGAGCTGTCAGGCGGCGACTAATTCAAGCCGCTTGCCCAGCGCATTCAGCGCTTTTTGGACCGTATCGATTTTGGTCGAGTGATGCAGATCGAAGATGCGCGTCACTTCCTGCTTTTTAACTCCCATGCGTGAAGCCAGCTCAACCTGAGTTAAGCCGGAAGCAAGGAAAGCATTAAGCAGTAGAACCTTCGCCGACACACTGGCCGGAACCTCTACAAAATCGCCAGTAACCGGACCGGGTGCCGGAACTGGCTGATTATCTTCAAAGTAGAAATCAAATGAAGTAACCAGTGCATCCAGCCCCATCGCCAGCGCTTCCTCTCGCGTATCGCCCTGAGTGTGTGCCTCCGGTATATCCGGGAACGAAACCACATATCCGCCGTCACACGGCTCAAGATTAATCGGGTATCGCATATCGTCTTAGTGAAACTTCGCGAGAACCAGCCCCAGAGGGCTGGTTAATTATTTCAGGCCTAACTGCTTCATTATGGCCTTTCGCAGTGGTTCTTTTAACTCAGCGCCGGGATGCCTCGGCATTACACTTCGCTTCCCGTTGTATCTCAGCTTCAGATGGTTAGTACCGTTTGAAACTTCGACTCCCTGAGATTCAAGCCACCGCCTGAACTCGCTCTGCTTCACTACTCCTCCTGTCTGTTGAACATGGGATTATAGTAATCATTTATGCTTACCACGTCAACATTATTGTTTACTAATGCGCGAAATAAATACTTTTTATGGAATGGGACCCCTGACGCGAAAGCGGTAACTGCCTTGCCCATCGGCAACAGGGTTGATTTTATCCCTTGAAGGGGATGAGCAAAACTCTATCCCCTTCAGGGTATACGAGAATAAAAAACGCCTCCAGGCTAGTGAGGCCCGAGGCGCTTTGACATTCAAATCTGTAACTGATTTTAGGATGATAAGTAGTACTGCGTAGTAACGACTCTTAACACATTATCAAACAAAATGCGGACCGCGTGAATTATTTTTTAATTTTTGGACAAAATGAAAACTTAGACCGCAAACCTTTACGTAACTTATTGGTTTCCGGGAAAAAATTAACCATTCTTTCAGTTGAATCCATCATGATTTCTTTACAAATCATCAAACAAACAGTTATATAATGTAAATCAGTATCATTAAAGCACCCAGTACCACGGCCATTAGGCTCCATTCGGTAATATGACATGGTCAATATATGAGTGTAATGAGAGAGCAAGTCAAATATCATCCCGAAATGTGCGTTGTCAATTCCCATTTCATCAAGTAACTCCTTACGATCCGGTATCATCAGAAACTTTCCTGAAAGACATTTATTTCTTCTTTTCTCTGGCAATGACATGAAATAATCATTACTCCTTAATCGCTCTAAAATTTCTTCTCTTTGCTCCTGGAAACCTTCAACTTGCGTTTGATCTTCAACAGAACTGAAAAAATCAATTCTCTTTTTACAGTCATTCAAATGCATGACATTAAGTTTTGCTGACCATTCATTGGTCGATAAAGGCTCTTTTGCAATGTAATAAAATAACAAATTAGCCTCTATAAGTGCACGAGCATGGGGAGCAACAGATGATAAATCCCAGAAATCAAAATCTTTTTTTACCCATCGACTTTCAGGGGTGGATGTAATCATTAATTGCGCATGAACACACATTCGAGTAAAAAGATGCGTCGACCAACCAATGTAAGGCTTCGCCATTTGAACACCAATACCTTGACTAACCGCACAAGCTTCACATACAGCAATATCAAACTCCCTAAGAGCTTTATAAAAGGCTTGCTTATCGTAACCTCTTTTTTTTTCAGCATCAGTCATTAAATCGCTCTCAACTCAATCATAAATTTTTAATAGGATTAATGCATACACATCTTTTAATCCATATCCAATTTCAAATCAAGCCAAGCTAAACATCCTTCAACAAACCCTTCTGCCAGCTTAATTTGAATACGAATCAGCTTCTCATCACATTTTTCGAACTGTGCAAGCCTGCGTTTAGATATGTTATAAAAATAGTGAAGCACTAATAAATTGTGTTCTTCGGGGCGGCGAGTGCGAAGTTTGGCAAGGCATGACTCAATAACAAGACCATCGTCATCAGTGCATGATAGGGTGCTCTTTGAATTCTGTGGTAAAAGCCCTTTAAATCCGGCTGCAATTGGCGAGTAATCGACACCGCTATTCTCTGAGCGAGCCCATCCTGCCCAGCGCTCTAATACCTGTGACATGTCACGCATATTTTATCCTCTCCACACACTTTATTTTTTGTCTGCCCCAATCACTCCGACTGCAATCGAGTGATCGAGGAATCTGAACAGCAGCTCAACCTGACTGCCGTATTTTGCTTCAAACGCTTTCATATCCCGGTGCAGTTCATCGTGATGCGCCCTGCAAAGCGGTATCACGAATAAATCATGGGCCTTTGTCCCCATTCCTCCCTGACCGTGCCCGATGATGTGATGGGGATCGTCCGCCTGCCTGCCACAACATGCGCAGCTCTGCGACTTTACCCATCGTGTGTACTTCTCACTCTCCCAGCGCTTACGCTTTGGGCGCTTCATGAATGATTCTGGTGACTCCGGATCGGCGCGGAGGCTGATTATGTTTTTGACGACCTGTGCAGCGTCCTGAATCACCTCACGTGCCGGACGCGCCGGGACGATTCTGGCTTCTTTGAGTTCGCCAGCCTGAATAACCTCTTTTGACATGCGCAGAACGCGCCTGGCCGGTGCCTCCGGTATGAGATCAATCAGGTCATTAATTGAGGCCCACCAGCACAGCTCAGGCAACGTCAGCTGGTGGTCACCGCTCAGCGCCATCTGACTGCATGCCGCTCTGATGATCCATAGGGCGGTGTTACCTTTGGCGATATTCTCCAGGCTACCGGGTATGCCGTTTTCCCTTGATTCATTATCGTGGCTATAGCAAAGCGAAACCAGGCCGTTTTCGATTTCTGACACTGTGAACTCATGGTGATGCCATGCGTCGGGCTGGTCCCACTGACAGCAGCCAAATGACTGGACGAAAGATGTCAGCGCATTAGGCCCACCAGCAGCCGCTATAACACGTTCGTGACCGAAGAAGGGAATCAGTGATGGTTCATCAAGCAGCGGCTGGGTGCCTTCATTCAGCCGTCCTGATGGCAGGTCTGCCATATCCAGTGTTGGTGTGCTGATCACAACGCGACCTTTGAAAAGCCTCAGAAGCTCCGGCCCCGGCTTAAGCAGCACAATTCCTGTACGTGGCGCTATTTCAGGTGTAAGCAGTGCTCTCACGGTCACCTCAATGCACAGTGTCGAGCAGGCGGAGAAGATCGGCAAATTTTGATTCGAAAAAATGGGGCTGCGTTTCGCAAGGGTTAGCCGGGCTGGTAATGTTTTTCCCGTACATGCAGCCTTTAGCCGTCAGTGACCAGAATAGCTTCACCCCGTCAGGGCCTGAACGGCTTGCTCTACTTTTGGGTTCAACGATCCCCAACTTTTCAAGCTGACGATAGGCCTGGCTTGCATTCATTCGAATACTATTTGCCTTGAGAAGAGCACTAAGCGAAAGCGTGGGACGGCTTGAACCATCTTTTGCATCAACAGGTGCATCAATGGCATAGGCAGGCATTATGTTAGGGATGCCGTAATGCTGCTGAATCTTCTGATATGCGCCAAGCTTTGATGAGTTAGAGAAGTTCAGCATCCGGGACGCTGATTCAAGCAGGATGATGCTGGCCTGCACTTCTTCTGGCATTGAAACTACTGGGGGCTTAGATGCCAGAGAATCGTACGTGCGGATTACTTTTAAACTGAATTCAGCGCTGATCCACATCGCATACGAGTAGACCAGTTCTTTGCACACAAACGTACCCTGATTCATTCCGCCCTTAATTACCGATACAGGAATCCCTGTATCGCTCAAAAGCTGAACGAGTTCATTGGTCTGTTGAAGGTTACGCCACAAGGAAGGCTCTTGTCTGCGTTCGCCGCCTGCTGCACGATGAAGATCGTTTAGGCAATAACGGCCAGAGGTGTCCTGACGAACGGAAACCCCATCGATCACTAAAAGCTGATTCATGCTTTCTTCTCCACACACTGTTTATAACAGGCCCCGCCCCGTCATCTGCAAATGAACGGGACCCACCTTTGTGGGTAGCGTCTGCATACGCCACCGACCATTGACATCATAACGGGAAAGTAAGTAAATTCACCATATAAGTATGTGAAATCTATTTCATGCTCATTGACTATATTGTGCCAAAAGCAGTGTCAACACGATGTGTCGTCAATGACGAGCAAGATCAGCATTCTGAAAAATTTTATTTGCGCTGCGTCATAGATTTGTCACTGCATATGGGTAGAAGTTTGCATACGTTATGCTAAAAGTCCTTGTATTTTTAAGGATTGCTTTCATCTTGGCTAAGTTAGACAATTTCACTGTGTAAGTTGAACATCAACTGATAGTGGTATCTCAGTGTAGCAACATCAAATTAAATGTTTACGATGAACCTTGCAACCAGTCATCATTTCTATTAATGTAATCGAAAATCACCTTCTGCTGTAATTAAAATGAAACATATCCTCTCTTCATTGGCAAATTTCCTTAAAAAAAACTGGCTCTCGATAGTATTACTATCTATACCTGTATTCGTTTTAATTACCACTTTGTCTTCAGTTATTGAATCAAAATCGTCATTAATACTTGAATCTATACGCGCCAATAAAGAATTCTTTTTCATTGCGCCTGTTTTGTTGGCAATGCTTGCTTCTTTTGTTGGTGCAATGATTTCTTACTTGAACAAAGGCATTGGTGACAACAAAATACATAAAACAAGCAACGTCTTTTTTAAAGAGATATCAAAATTACATCAGAAAATAACTGCGCTTGAAAATAGATCCTCAACTGGAGCGTCTGTTGAAATAACGGAAGCTGAGAGGACTGAGTTAATTTCCGATGCAAAAAAAAGGATAATTGGCAATACAATCCTTCTTGCTGATAGTAATCTAAAGGCAGATATATCAAGCTTCAATAAAAGCTATAGCTTGCATAAACTCCATACTGATATGGTTCTACGATTACAGCTAGAAATAGACAGACTCAATCGACGTGGCGGAGTCAATCTCGCAATAGGCTCGGCTATAGCATTGATAGGCATACTCTCCCTTGCTTACTTTCTTTACAGCTCACCAAGTACAACAGGTGGATTGGATTTCTTTATCCATCACCTACCTAAGTTATCATTTGTAATAGTTGTTGAGCTTTTCGCTTATTTTTTTCTTCGTCTCTACAAAAATGGTTTCGATGAGATCAAATACTTTCAAAATGAAATCACAAACATTGAAATGAAGGTTATGTCTCTTAAATACGCTCAAGATTTTAAAAGCGAAGATATGATTAAGGAGCTGGCGATTCATTTAATGAAGACCGAAAGGAACTTCATTTTAGAAAAGGGGCAGAGCACAGTTTCTATAGAGAAAGATAAACTGCAAAATATTTCAGACTCAAAGTTAACAAGTATGATATCGGAAATTATAAAGTTAAAACAAAAGTGAAACTCAATATGTATAAATCTTTAAAAAGCAAGACGTTTAAAAAGATTGAATTTATCAAGTTAATATCCTAACCCTAAAACATCAAAATCCTCCATTCGAATGTAAATTATTTCGTAAGAACATAGATCATTCGGACACCACTCAAAAAGGAGTGATCGTTATTTCGGCCTTACCCTTCTTCGTAGTTGCGCCCCACTCTACTGAGAATCGCTTTACCTGACTGTCGTCGCTCCACACACCAGCATGAGTAAGGCTGTCGAATAATGCTTTGAGATAGTTATCGAGATCACGCTGGCGCTTGTCTGGCGGGAACAGCAGCACGGTAACTTGCACGTTCACTGTGATCGGCTGCGTTCGGCGCTTGAGCTGCTGAAGAATGGCGGCAAATGCGTTGGAGCGGAAACAGCGCCCGGAGGCGCTGATCAATACTCCCTTTCTGGTGTTACGCCAGTACGTGTTTACGCTTGGCGGGAATGGGAGTGTTAACTTCATGCAGCACTCTCTCCCACATCAGGGATAGTCACCTGCCCAACCACCTCACGAACCGCCTGCCGCAGCATGCGGATGTTTGACCAGCAGTCACGGTCGGTCTGCTCAACCAGTTCGATAAACTCCTGAACCGTGCATGGCCTATCCTGGCGAACTTCTATCATCACTGCTGAGAATCGCTGCAGCTGCTCAATAGCCAGCTCGGGATCATCGTACTTCTCGGAGACCCAAAGCTTAAGTTCGAGATTATCCCGGTGCTGTTTGATGAGACGAACGGCGCTGGCAATCGTCTCTGCTGGCACTGTCACACAGGTAGGGTTCTCAACGGAGTCTGCCGCCCATGTATGCGCCCATTTTGATTCACTGTAGGTGTACTCAGCTTTCATTTTGAACGCGGCAATAACGCACGCCCACGCTTCAACACCGCTGTGCTCAAGGATTTCGTGCTTCAGCAATGGCAGGTCATCACCGTCCTCTGCCTTAACTGCTGCCGGTTGTTTGCTTACTGATTGAGTCACACCGTAGTGCTCTTTGGCGATCAGGATAATATCCATCAGCTCAGCGGCCTGCAGGTCAGTTTCAAACGTCAGCGTAATGCGTGCGCCTTCATCGCTCTGCTCTGTCTGAGAATGTTTAGCAATCAGTTCTGCAAGCTTACGTGCCTGGGCAGCACTGAACTGCGGCATAGCATCAGCTTTGGTCAGCTTCTTCTTGCCTGCTGCTTTCGCCTTCTGCATCTGTTCCTGAGCTACTGATGATGCTTTCACGCCATGTTCACGCTGCAGAGCTACTGCTGTGGTTGCGGCCACCTCGCCGGACTTCACCATCTCAATCAACGGTTCGCCAACGGTCAGCAGTTGTAGGTGCTGTTCAACATCGGTGATCGAACGCTTCACCTTGGCGGCAATTTCAGCTGGCTCTAAGCCCTGATTCACGAGGCGCTGATAGGCAGCTGCGCGTTCCAGCGGCAACAGGGCGCGGCCCTGACTGCTGGTGACCATGAAGGCTACGCTGTCAGCTTCACTACCCACGAAATCCTTACACTCAAGGCGCAGCGTATAGCCTGCTTCCTGTGCCAGCTTCGCACCGTAATAGCGGTGATGGCCGTCGATGATCTTGATGCCCTTCTCAGTGACCTTAACAGCCAGCGGAGGCACGTGCTCACCAGCGATAAAGGCGTCGCGGAATTCCTCGACATGGGTCTGATCGATATCACGGATGTTGTAGTTATTTTCAACATACAGCTCATCAACGCCCAGCAGGTAGGTTTTACGTGTGGTGATGTCGGTATCGCTGTTTTTCTTGTCGTCGTAAATGCGCGCTAAAGTACTCATGCTGTGGTCAGCTCCCATGTCAGGACAAAAATCAGTGCGGCAATCATCACTACTGCTGTGCGGATGGCCTGATAGAAAATCTCGTTGCGCTCGTAGTGGCTCTTCAGGTGCGCTCTCATAACAAATCCCTGTTCACACTGGCTGAAATAATGCGGCCGGTATCGAGTCCGCCATAGCTGCCGCAGTTGAGTGAGCCCTTCACAGCGCAGCGGTCGCAGTTCTCTTTGGCTTCGTTGCGTGAGGCGTCGAACTTCGCCACCAGCATTGCTTCACGCCATACCTGAGCTGCACGCAGCCAGAACCCTTTACTCTCCAGTTCGGCGGCCAGCTTCGCCTTGTGACTGTATCTCTCGCTCTCAACCGGCAACGGGTCGGTGTTGATCGAGTAGCTCCAGTCGCTGGCACGCTTTAACAGACCCTTAGTGAACAGCGGTTTGATAAAGCGCTTAACTGACGTCTCATGCAGGCCGGTAAGCTTGCAGAGGTCGCGGACCTTCAGCGGGCCGTTACGGGTAATCAGTTCAAGAATTTTTGATTCGTGGTTGATCATGATTTGTCCCCCGTTAACCGCGAAAGCCGTGAGGCACTGAGCTGTCAGGCCGAGGAATCACAGTGATATCCCGCTGCATGTTGCGCTTCAGGGCATTCCACTCAGAGCGTGGCGGGCGACCGGCCTTGTCCCATTTGGTCGCTGACTGGAGATAGCCAGGCAGGTTGCCGGGGATGAACAGCGTTTTTGGACGCATGTACTGGTATTCCTCGGTGCCTTCCCAGTGGACATGCTTGTAATCCACCACCAGGCAAAGCTCTTCCACCGTGAATGCGTCTTTCAAGCGGGATTTGATGTGGCCCATCGATGACTTAGCCTCGGTGTGCTTAGCGCCGGTAACTTTGTTCAGGTGGCGTAAAACTTCACGAGAGCGATGAACGATTGACCACTCATCGTCTGGTTGCGACGCAACCTGACAAGAGGGTTTATTAGTCTGTATGTTTAAGTCTGTATTAAGGTCTGTATAGAGAAAGGATTCCGCGACTTCACGGTTTCCAAGATTGCGCGATCCTTCGGTTTCAATATCGTTACTTCGCGATTTCAATGTCGCGACTTCGCGTTTTGGAAGTCGTGAATTCGCGGTTTCCAATTGATCTTTGAAAATCAAGGAAATTAAGGAGTCACCATCAACTTTATAATGCATGGTGGGCGTTCCGTTAACTTTCCTTACGCATGTATGGATAGCATCAGAAAGATGGTTTTTAACGAGCTTTTTGACCAGCCTTTCAGTCTGATCTTTGCTCAGACCGCCAGCTTCTTCACCAAGCTCCTCATAGGTTTTATAGAACCAGCCCTTATCGTCGCCAAACGCAGACCAGAACACTAGGTTGTTAAGCACCGCCGCAAGGGCGTGGGCCTGCTGCTCACCACGAAAAAACTTCAGGTATGGGCGGGGGATGACAATCACATTTTTTTGCCCAGACATGGACTGAATAATATCGAACGTTCTACTCATGATTGCCCCTCACTTCCCTAAAGTACTGCTTGAACCGTTCGAGAGAGCTGAAGCACTCGCCGTGTTCATAATTGTCACGCAGGTAGATAACCCGGTCGTTCTCTGGCTCCCAGCGAATGACCCGCACAGGGATGCCGCGCTTGTCACGGAAGATTCGGTCAAGCTCTCGCATCGGGCATCCTTCAGTTGCTGGTTGATATAGCCCACAGCCCAGCTGAGAAAGCTGTGGTTAACTTCTTCGCTGACGCCTGGTACATTAAGCACATACCGCAGCGGCTCACTGCTGAAGCGGCCACCAGCTGAAGGAAGGCAACGGAATTGCGGTAATCCTGATTTTCTGGTTAAATTGATCACGCGATTAGTTCTCCACACACGTTGATTTAGTCGCACCGAGCGCCGCGGACTGCAATCCAGCGGCGTTCACCTTTTCTGGGGCGCAAAATACGCGATACAGCAGCGTCAGATGCTCCTGCCACTTAGCCATTACCTGATAGCTGTTCTCTTCAATCTGCTCACGTTCAGCCGCATCAATCACACCGTCAGCGGTTGCCTTGCGGATGTAGGCAGAATGCTTGCCGATCCACTCAACCGACTCCATCAGGCGCTGATTGATATCCGCGTTATCAACATCCTCAATGTCCACCAGCGGGACGTTAACGCTGTTTGATTGACGGGAGACCGCGTTAGCGATGTGCTTGGTGCCGCTTGCCTGTTGCAGGACCATCGCCCAACCCATTGGGAAAATCTGATCGCCATTAGTGCGCAGGCGGTTGAACAGCGCATCTTCTGTCACGCCCAGCCACTCGGCTGCTTCCTCGTACCCACCCGGAAGACTTGAAATCGTCTTCTTGATTGCTGCCACCAGCCATGCCGGTTGCTTCTCTACTTGCCAGTGCTTCTGATCCACGGTTAAGCCCTCTTTACTGTGGTTTCGCTACTGCCGGAGTAGCTGATAAAGTTTTGGTGTCGTTCTGGAAGCGCTGAGGATAAAGAATCTCCAATTCACTGATTTCGCCCTCAAAAAAAACTGCTAATCGCTCAGCAACATCCAGTGATGCAACCTGAAGACCGCGCTCGATGCGACTTAGGTTTCCGACATCCAAGTGAATAGCTAAAGCGACTTCACTTAGGGTTTTTCCTTGCGACATGCGCAATATTCTTAATGGTGAATGCATTTTTGCCTCCTTAATTGCGTAATGTGCATATTATTTCACGCAATCAGATTGCGCAAGTTAATTTGCGTTTCATGCAAACCAGCCATTAAATAGGCACATGAACATAGGAAACCGAATCAGAGAGCTTCGCCTTGCGCGGGGAATGAGAATTAACGATCTGGCTGATGCCGTTGGCGTCGATCAGGCTAATATTTCACGCCTTGAGACAGGAAAACAAAAATCCTTTACTGAGCAATCGCTTAATAAAATCGCAAATGCGTTAAATGTTAGTCTCGGCGAACTTTTTATTCCCTCCAGTCCAGAAAATACTGTATATAATAACAGTAAGGATATCGTTAAAGGCATACAAGGGGGGGATGTGTATCGTGTGGAACTGCTTGATGTAAATGTGAGTGCTGGCCCAGGTGCGTATGTTGGAAGTGACATTATTGATGTCATACGCTCCATTGAGTACAACACAGAGCATGCTAAGAACTTCTTCGGTGGAAAGCCTCAATCCACTGTGAAGATGGTCAACGTGCGCGGCGACAGCATGTCAGGAACTATTGAGCCGGGGGATCTGATTTTCGTAGATGTTTCAGTGACTCAGTTTGATGGTGATGGAATTTATGTGTTTGGTTTTGATGGGAAGATACATATCAAGCGCCTGCAAATAGTTCCTGACAAAATCGTAGTTATTTCTGATAACACTCGATATCGGGACTGGTTCATTGATGAAACTAATGAGCACCGCTTTTACATCTTCGGCAAAGTCATGATCAGCCAGTCGCAATCCTTTAAGCGACACGGTTAGCCCTCAGCAAATCTTACAAAACCCGGCATGACCGGGTTTTTTTGCGCCTAAAACATTCAAATTTTGCAATTAACGCATTTTATCACTTGCGTTATATGCATATCAGTTTTATTGTTTATCTCACCAGAGGTTGATTGGCGGGATAGGATATGAATTTTTCCAAGCAAATGGCGAACAATAAGTTTTGGGATCTGATCACCTTCTTATATCTCTTCCCTGACGCCGAACTGATCTGCGATGGAGATACTGGCGTTGTGAGTATTTATTGTGGCAACAGAAGCCTGGCTTACGGTTTAGCGTTTTAAGAGTACGGAATTGTTGTGTTGGCGGTTACTCATGATGGTTTGGTTTAACCGCCCTTTTTCACAACGATAAGGGCATTTGCAAATCGGGTGTTTCCGAACGCTTTAGAGACGTGGAGTAAGTGTCCTTTTCGTTGTGGTGAATGCGGCCAGCGCACGCGGTAGACTGACAAAAACTGCATACAGTCTAAGAGTCTCCGCTCTGGTGTCTGTCAGTCTGACCAGAGCACCGGGAGGCACCCGGCACCGCAGCAACCTTTCAAGTGTGTGGAGTAATCGGGCTGTGGGTTATTGCAGTAACCCACCAGCCAATTTAAACGAATCCCAAAAGTTTTTTATTGCCGTCACTGGCAAGGGATTCATGCAACCAAAAATCGTGTGTGGAGACATAAATGAGTAACGAAAACAATATAGCTAACAGCCTGGCAACAGCAATTGCAGCGCATTGCTCAGAGTTTGAAAAGTCACCTGAGTTCGCTGACATGGTTCGCAAGCACGTCACCAGCCTTTATGAAGAGGCCATCAAAGACACGTTCCGCTGGGGTGAATTTCCGAAGGCGGTGAAGAAGGCGCTAGAAGGTGCGCTGCCCGCGAATATCAGCGAGCTGGTCGATCTGCCGTGTTACAACCTGCTGATGGCGAAGGAGCTTGCCGCCACATGGGAGGGTAACGCCATTTCTGAGCGTCTGATCACCTCGATGCGCGAACATGTTCTGGAGTTCGTGAAGTCCCATGAGGTGCCTCAGTACATCAAAGCATCTGAGCTCTGGTCCGCGTTCGTCAAAAACCATGAGGAAGAAGCGATGCAGGAAGGCTGGGAAGCCCCAGCAGTACTTATGGCTTACAGCGACTATGGCTCCTTCATGGTCGGACTGGAAAAGGCACCAGAGCAAAGCAGCAGCTATAGCACCCGATCACGCAGTAAGGACCACGCGTTCCAGTTCGATAACAACCTGTATTTCACTAAACAAACGGCCTACGAAGGCCGAGTGACGGTTGATGTGCTGCACGATGGAAAGCCCGTCTGGCGGCTCTTCTCAGGCGCACTTGAAGGCGATGCGCTGGGCAAAAAGGTACACCAGTTCCGTAGCGACTTCGAAAAGCTGGTAGCGGCTCTTTACTACGGAGAAAGCCTGCTTGTTCTCGACGCTGATGATGCAGACGAAATTTGTTATCCAGGAGTCTACTGAGATGCAAAAGCCTAATGACCATATCACCGTAGGCATTATCACCCTGCCCTACAGCCATATCCTCAACGGCTGGGTCATGCCTGACGGTTCAGTAATCACTAACCCCATTAAGGCGCAGAACGAAGCTGAGCGCCTCAACAGCACCATCACCATTCACTGAGGGCGATGACATGCATCACTTCAAATCGAATAAAGAAGTTGTCGCTGCCGGCCACCAGTTCGCTAAGAACATCGGCAAAGAAACATCTCTGATGGACATGGCGAAATTGGTTATTGAACTTGCATCACGCCTCGACGTTGCCACCGTTCGCGCAGACCTGATGGCTGCAGAGGTTCTGCGTATTAACAGCGTGCTGCCTGACACCATTACCGCGCTTCAGGCTGCAGGTGCAGACCTGACGCTGATTGATGACCTGAACGCAGCGCTGGCCACGCCAGCATGTGATCAGTGGATTCGCACACTTCGCGGTGAAGCCCTCGGGGAAGCACGCCGCGCTGTAGCAACGCTGGGTAACCACCAGCAGCCCGGCATTTCACATGCGATCAACATCATTTCCCAAATGGAAATGGATTTGCTACGCACACGCACGGTAACCCTGAAGGTGGTGTCATGAAACCATTAAGCGAAAGAATCAAAGATTTCCCTGCGAACCAGTTTGTTGACTGGCTTTGTCTGTCATGTGTCGATGTTCGTGAAGTGAGCAGCGAAGAAGACGCCCAGGATGAAATCAACAAAATCCGTCAGACAGTGACGGAGCGTCTTACGGGGCTGGAGCAGCGAGCAGAAGCAGCTGAGGCGAAGCTGGCCGAGCTGTCGAATCAGAAGCCACGCTATCAGATTCAGAAAAAACCATCATATGGCCGTGAATCCGTATGGATTGACGTAGCAAGCCGGGTAGAGGCTGAAAATAACCTTTTACACGGCTACCGTTGGAGAATGGTATATGAGGGCCCCGCGCCCGACGTCAGCCTGGCTGAGCTGGTGCCGGATGGCTGGAAACTGGTCCCGATAGTGCCAACAGAAAGCATGGTAATTGATGGGTTTGAATCCCGGCCTGATGAGAGTTTCAGCGACCCTGACGAATGGGAGAAATACAGTCAAATGAGCGGTTGCGAGCAGGCAGCGCATAGGGCGCGGCTATGCTGGGCTGCAATGCTGGCAGCAGCGCCGGAAGTGGAGTGATGGTAATTGGTGGCTATACCCTGGACCTCTACTGTGACTGCCAAACTTGCGAGGTCATAAAGCTGCCCGTTGAGTACCGAACCGAAGAAACAGGGTTCAAAAGTATTGCTGGCAGCAATTTTACAGAGTGTGTTCGGGCAGCTAAAAAACGGGGATGGAAGTTTAACGCCAACAAAACTCATTGCCTGGCACCTGGTCACATGCGCACATCGGCGGAGGGTAATTGATGCCTAAATCCCCCGCCGAACGCAAAGCCGCGCAGCGTGCCAGACAGGCCGCTGCCGGTGGTAAAAAGCTGGAGCTGGCGCTGGATAGTCAGGAACTGGAGATGCTGGCGCATAATTGCGCTGCACGCCGCCCCGGTCGTGAACCGTATGAGCTGAACGAGTATATGGCGCTGTTAATCCGGAAGGATGCCGCAGAGCTGGCGCAGCAGGTTGAAGCGCTGGCCCACCAGCAGTGCGGGAAGTGCAAAGAGCAGCTGCCGGTGCAGTCATGCCCTTGCCAGGGTGAGGCAGCTTGCTGGGCCACCAGCGGTTGGCACGAACTGAAATTGGGTATCAACACGCCGTGACCTGTCACGGCTAACAACCTGATGCAGCAGGAATGTGTGGAGAAAAAAGAATGGCTAATATTGAGATGATCTTCGAAAGCGAAGCGATGCAAAAAATTGGTGTTACCTCACGAACAACAATGAGGACCTATGTGTTACATCATTCATTTCCCAAGCCAGTAAGAAATCGACCAAAAAAATACTTACTGGCTGAGGTGGAGCAGTGGATTTTAAACGGCGGCGTTAATCAGAGATCAGCTTAATGTGCTCAAAAATCTTGTCCGCGTAGAGTTCGTAAGCAATCTTCTGTTCAGCTAACCAATCGTGCTTGTTATAAACTGCAAGCACTCCTCCAAGATCATGCCCCAGCATTTTCTCAATGACATGGGGCGCAATCCCTTCCTCTGCCAAACGAGTAGCCATCGTTCTGCGGAAATCATGAGCGGTAAAATCACCAAAGTTAAGCTGATCGCGAAGTAATCGGACATACCTGGTTGAAGAACCAATGCTCAGCGGAACGTCCCTTTCGAAAGCACCGTGAAACAGCAGGCCATTGCCATTATCGATTGACTGTTTGAGCAGTGGCTCGATTTGTTTGAATATCGGCCTCCTGATGATTTTATTTGTTTTGCTACGGTCTGAGGGCAATGTCCAAATGCCCTCTTCAAAATCAAAATCCTCCTTCCGTGACTCTCTCAACTCGCTATTGCGTGAGCCATACAAAATGAGGGACTTGATGAGCATTTTGCTCGAAAACGTAGCGGTAGATTTTTCGTTCTCAATCCATATTTTTGCCAGCTGCCGATAAGTCAGAACCGTGTCGCCGGTTTTAGGGTTCCTGCCAAACTCTTTGGGATTCAACCTCAGAAGCGATGAGTCTTCAATAAACTGTCTTCTTGAACACCACGCTACTGCCCCGCGCAAATGCACTAATAGCTTACGGGCTTTTAATGGATTTGCCTGTTCCTGCTCCGTGAAAAAGTCTACCCAGGCACTGACCGGGATGTGCTCTATTGGTATATCAGCAAAATACTTTTCCATCTCGTTAAGCACTATGCGCTCGTACACTTCAGCAGTGCTTTTTCTCAGTGACTGGAGCACATAATTGTCATACCAATACTTGATGCACTCATGTACGGTAGGCTTCCTCTTTTTAACAATAAGTTGATGCTTAGGATCGATGCCTTCAGCGATAAGGGCTTTATACTCACCAACCTTTATGCGTGCATCACGAAGAGATACTGCCGGGTAACGGCCTATCCCAAGCCTGTGCTGGTTTCCATTTATTCTGTACCGGTATTGAAAGCTGACTATCCCTTTAGGCGTTATCCTTATCCCTAGTCCGTCAGCATCGGTTATTTCAGCTGGACCGCTGTAAGGTTTGCCATGTAACCCGCGCAGCTTCGTGTCGCTAATAGCCATTATGTACTCACCATAAAATTTGATGACTCAATTTGTACTTAAATGGCATTGTACACAGATGTTTATAAGTGTACAGAAGTGATGGCAAATGCAATTGACTGATAGAATAATATATTTAAAATCAATTAGATATGAACGTTATTGGCGATTATTAAACGCTGGTGTTTATAGGTGAACATTATATTCGAAAACGGCAGAACTCTAAATATAAGAGACAGAACTACGCACAGGACCTGCAGCTGTCG